ACTAATATTCGTATATTTGTTATATGAAAAAAATAAACACATATAAATTAAATTGGGAATTAATCTCAAAGGGATTTGGGTTGTCCATTGAAAAAACTATTGAAATGTTTAATGATGGAAGAATGCTTGGTCGGGTAGGTGAGTTCTTACATGAAAATTCTGAAAATGGCATAAGACAAAATGAAAATTCATCTTTTGATGTTAAAGAAGAAAACAACACAAGAAGTGAAATTAGAACTATAACTGACAAGGTTAGTTTTGCGTCCTCAAAAGAAGTTGGGTTTGGTAGAAAAGTTACTGAAGATGGGTTTAAAATAAAATTAAATTCTTTGGATAGGTATATACTTATTGATAAAAGGTTGATTAATAACGGTAAAATCGATACTATTGAAGTTACAAAAGATGAAGTATTTGAATTACCATTAGGTAAAAATAAATCAATATCCGCTAAAAAATTCTTTGAACAATATGATAGAAATAAATAAAATATACAACGAAAATTGCCTAAACACTTTATCCAAAGTATTAGATAATTCAATTGACCTAACAGTTACTTCACCACCGTATGATGATTTAAGAACATACAACAATCACATCACAGGTAAAAAAACAGAATTTAATGGTTATTCTTTTGATTTTGAAAACATTGCAAAGGAATTATATAGAACAACAAAACAAGGTGGTATTATTGTTTGGGTTGTTGGGGACGGAACTGAGAAAGGTAGCGAAACAGGAACGTCCTTTAGACAAGCGTTATTCTTCAAAGAGATTGGTTTTAATATTCATGACACTATGATTTATATGAAGAATAACTTTTCAAACCCATCGTCTAACAGATACCATCAAATATTTGAATATATGTTTGTTCTTTCTAAGGGTAAACCAAAAACCTTTAACTCAATTAAAGACAGAAAAAACATTTATGGTGGTCAAGTTGGTAGTTGGGGTAAAAACACATCAAGACAAGTTGATGGGTCTATGGTTGAAAGAAAGAAAAAAGTTATTGAGGAATATGGGCAAAGATATAATGCTTGGACTTATAAGACATCTAAAAATGGTCAGGAGGATGAAATTGCGTATCAACACCCCGCAATATTCCCAATACAACTCGTTAAAGATCACATTATAAGTTGGACTAATCCAGGAGATTTAATTTACGACCCTTTTATGGGTAGTGGAACCACAGCAAAAGCAGCAATCCAAACGGATAGAAACTTTTTGGGATCTGAAATATCCGAAGACTACTTCAAAATATCTCTTAAAAGAATTGAATAAAAATAACGAAAGTCCCAATTTTAACACTATATTTGTAAAACAATTTAAAACACACATATGAATTACTTACTTTTTGTATATTACGACAACACCGTAGAAAACTCGGAAGAAAAAACAAACGAAATTGGTGGACAAATATCCAAAGCGATGACATCAAAAGAGGTTAAATTTATGTTTGGTGATAGACATTCGATCTTTCATTTTGCATCAGACCTATCCTTATCTGAAATGGGAGAATTTATGAATATCGTTTCGGATGAAATTACTGGATTTGAGTTTTTTCTAACACAAAAAACAAAAAATAACTTTTCAAACTTCCCAGAAGACAACTTAAATCACCTTTTGTCGTTAAGGAAGATCACAAAGAAAAAAAATGTGCAAGCGCCACCAAAAAAACTCAAGTTTGATTTTAATCCTACTAACACTGAATTTTTTGACATTGCGGAAATGATCAAATTTATTTTACCGAATAATGTTTGTAACATGACATTGGATGAGTTATTGGATAAAATTGGTAAAGATGGGATTGGGTCGTTATCAGAACAAGAAAGAAATAAATTAGATGAATATTCAAAATCACTTAACTAAATATATGAAAGACAAAAATACAGGGGCACCAATCAATCAGGAAGAAATTTACCACTACCTTAAGGATATTAGAAAAATTAAGGTAATGACCGCAGATCGTGAGCGAGATTTAGCAAAACGTATGAAATCTGATGATCTTACAGTCATTGAAAAACACGACATTGAACAAGAGTTACTTGTTGGTAATCTTCGTTTTGTTATTACTGTGGCAAAACAATACCAAAACCAAGGATTAGACTTGTCGGATCTTATTGCTGAAGGTAATTTAGGGTTACTTAAAGCGATTAAAAACTTTGATTGGCACAAAGACCTAAGATTTATATCTTACGCTGTCTGGTGGATTAAACAATCAGTTATCCAATCACTTAATGATAACTCAAGGACTATTCGACTACCAGTTAATGTGGTTCAGGATTTACACAGGGCAAAAAAAGAAGTTGAGAAAACAGGTATTAAATTATCCGATAAATTCTCAACTCTACCATCTATTATTGATTTGGATATGAATATCAATGAAGAAGGGGACACTCTTATTGATATAATTGAAAATAAAGATGCTGAAGCTCCTGATGCAGGATTTCACACAAAGGATATTCTTAAGGATAAGTTGTTTTCATTACTGAATGTGCTTGACGAAAGAGAGAAAGTTATCGTTGGTGATTACTTCGGACTTACAGGCACACCTCGTACTTTAGAAGATATTGGGTCGGATTTTGGTCTAACAAAAGAGAGAGTTCGCCAAATTAAAGAGAAAGCACTTCGTAGATTACGAAATGATTGTTCCGAATTATTTGACTATTTATAGTAATGGGTTGAACCGAGATTACCCATACAACTCGGCGGAATGAGACACGAAGTTCTCAGGGTGAAAATCCCCAATCTTATCTATATGGTAATATGAAATTACACTCCCCCACCGGTACCAGTGGGGGTTTTATTGTTTTATAGGGTTTATATTTTTTCTTAATTCAGTTATTTTAATACTTATATAATAAACTGAATCAATGAATAAAAAATTTTTACCTTGGTTTTTATTGTTTTGTGCAATAGGACTATCAGGAACAGCAGCATATTATAGTGTTGTTGGATTATCCATCATCTTCTCGTCAGTTGCTCTTCCCGTCATTATAATGGGATCATTTTTGGAGATATCAAAAATAGCCATAGCAACATACCTTCACGATAAGTGGAAGGAAACATATAGATTATTGAAAATCTATTTAACAATTGCGTTGGTAATATTATCCTTCATAACATCAATAGGTATTTACGGATTATTATCCAGCGGGTTCCAAAAGAACATTGCAGGACTTGAGATTAACAACAAGTTGGTTGATAACATTGAGGTTAAGAAAACAAGATTTGAGGAAATCAAAGGTGACTACCAAAAAGAGAAAGAAGGTTTGGATAAAGATATAACCAACCTTAGAAACGCCCTCTCAAATAACACAACAACTCAAAGTATCGATAGAAAAACAGGTCAGGTTATCACTCGTGCAAATGGTGGTAATAGAAAGGCGTTTGAGTCTCAGTTGAATGTTGCCCAAGAAAATAGGGACATTATGTCCAAAAAAATTGAAGGACTTAATGATAGTGTCACACGATTGGATATAGAAGTGTTGGACATTACATCCAAAGAAATTGAATCTAGTGAGTTGGGGGCAATCAAATATTTAAGTGAGATTACGGGATGGGACGTTAAAAAGACTGCAAACTTCTTTATATTAACTTTAGTATTTGTTTTTGACCCATTAGCAATTGCTTTGGTAATTTCCACAAACCAAGCGTTTAAAAATATTAAAAGAAAAGAAGAAGAAGATGAGGTTAAACCTGAATATAAGGAATACCCATTCCAAGATGATGTTGAGATTCCTGAAAGTTATTTAACACATCATACCATACATGATACCATACATGATACCATACATGTTGAACCCAAAATTATTGAAAGAATTGTTGAGGTTGTTAATATTGAATATGTTGAGGTTCCTGTGGATAGAATTGTTGAAAAAATTGTTAATGTGCCATTCGATAGGGTTGTTGAAATTGAAAGAAGAATTGAAGTGCCAATAGATAAAATTGTTGAGGTGGATAAAATCATTGAAATACCATTTAAATATTATGTAAATGACAACGGGAATGTTTTTGACGATAAAGGAAATCAAGTTGATGATGATACATTCAACAAGAAAATTGAGGAGATTGAAAAAAGAATATTAATGTATAAAAAATAATATATGGAGGTTATTGAGAAAGTAATTGAAAATAATTTTAAAAATGGAAATAAAAAAACTCAGATAGTTCTTACCCATACTTCAAGAAATTTATTTGATTTTATGATGGCAATAAAACTTAGGTTTGGGGGTAAGCCCATCAAATTACCCCATTATTTAATAGGTAAAGATGGTAAAATATTAAAAATATTAGATGATGATAAAAATGGTAAATACTTCAATACGGACAAGGTAAATAATAAAAGTATAGTCATTTGTTTAGAAAATTTAGGTTGGCTTGAAAAACAACCCCTAAAAAATTATCACATAAACTGGATTGGAAGTATTTATAGAGAAAAAGTTTTTGATCGTAAGTGGAGAGATTATTTTTTTTGGGACCCATACACTGAAATTCAGTTAGAAAAGACCGCTGAACTATGTAAGGAACTCTCAAAAAAACATGAGATTTTAACACAATGTATAGGACACAACACAAAAATAAAAGGGGTTGATTCTTATGTGGGAATAATTACAAGATCAAACTTTGATGAGTTTGCTACGGATATAAGTCCGGCATTTGATTTTGAAAAATTTATAAAACTATTGGAAAATGAATAAATATGATGAAATAAAATCTTTAGTTGAGACCTCAAGAAGAGCTTTAAATAAAGGAATGTTTAATGAGATGGTAGAAATTAGAAAAACTTATGGGTTTTTAAATGAACAAACTATTGATATTGACAAAGAAAGAGATTTAACTAATGATGATGAGTTTGAAACTGCACCAAAAGATTCTGACGATATTGGCAAAAAAAGTGATAAACAAAGAACTTATAAGGTTATGGGTGATATCATTGTTTTACATGGAAAAGACAAACCCAGCTTACAACTTACAACAGACGAGAAAAATGCTTTTACGGAAAGTATGGATGAATTTAGAGAGGAGGTTGCAGAAATTGTTGATTTTGGTAAATTAAGTGTGTTTGATGACAATGTTGAATGGACAGGTAAAATTAAAGAACTTGATTTAGAGTTCTTCTTTTCAATTAACGAGTCCGATGGATTATATATAAATGGTCAGATGATACATATAGATCAAGACTATATGAATATGATTGTGAAATTACAATCATATTATCAAAAATTTAAAACAAAATGGAGTAAAGTAATTGCGTCAAGACAAAAAACAGATACCGAATGAAAGAGTTTTTAAGTAAAAATTGGAAAACTATTGTCCTTGTATTTCTTGGGATAATACTTATTTATTTACTTGTTAGGGTTTTTACTCCGGCAAAAGACATTTCAGAGTTAAACAAATACAAATTAGAACAAATTGACAAACACATAAATGAAATGAAAACTCTTCAAAAAAGTTTAAGTGATTCAATTCAGGTTTATCAACATAAAATAGATGAGATTGATAATAAAATCTCACACATAAAAGTTGAGAAAAAAGAGGTAAATAATTTTTATACTCAAAAAAAAGAAGAGATAAAAAATGCAGACAACAAACAAATTGATAGTCTGTTAAGAAGTAGATATAATTTTTAACATGAAAAAACTAATATTTTTAATTTCATTTGTGTTTGTTAGTTTCATTTATGAGGCTCAAGTGAAAAAACCTGTTGATACAGCGCAAATATGTATTCCTTACGATGTTGCTCAAAAAATGTTGTTGGATCTAAATGAGTATGATAAATTAAGAGAGTTATCTAAGTTAGATAAAAAAGAAATTACTGAACTTAACAATAAAATAGTTTTGTTAGAAAAAACGAACAACACTTGGGTTGAAAAAGATTCTTTAAATGGGCAAATAATTTTACAAACAGAAGAAAAGTTTGAAATATATAAAGAGGAGAATAAAAGTTTATCTAAAGAAAATAAAAGATTAAAAACAAAAAATACTTTATTTTCCATAATTTCGGGAGCAATCATTGCCCCATTAACTTATTTAGTATTGTTTAAATAATGGCACTATCAATAGCAGAAAAAAAAGAAATTGAAATCTTAATTAGAAAAGAAATTAAAGATTTTTTAGGTTCAAATACGGTTAAACAATTTGAGGACAAACTAATGGACAGAATATCGAAAGACATACAAAGAGGTAAAATGGAAAAAGATATTAAAGAAGTCATAATCAAATCTTTCCGAGAATTTTATACGTTGATGTATCAACAAAGAAGTTTTTGGGAATCTAAATTCAGAAATGCGTAATGGAAGATGTAATACAAAAAATGAAAGATGGCATCTCAAGTAAACTTGCGGGCTCACCTGCAAGAACAGATACGTTAAAAGCATTTGAAAATTTGAAAGAGAGCGGTTATGATAATAACTTTGAACTAACTATTCATTTTTTGGATTATTTAAAAAATAAAGAAGATATTGGTGAAATGTATCTACTAATTAAAAACAAAAAATTATCTAATAACGAAATTAGAAAAAGATTAAAGACATATCTAAAAGATCCTGAAAATTTAAGAGATTTTTTAAACTCTATTTTAGATACCAACAAAGGTAAAAAAAGTGAAGAAAAAGAATCAACAGGATCTGCTAGTTCTGGAGGATATTCACAACCACTTTTCACAACCAAGCGTGATATTGTTAGAGGCGTGAAAACAGTTAGAGAACAATTGGAGATGGGTGAAACAACTGAAGAAGGTAATGATGATGTGGTTAAAAAAGAAACTAAAGAAGCTACAAGTTCATCATCTTCAGGGCAATACAACCAACCATCAATGTGGGCTAAATCCATGAGTAAAAAGAATTTTAGAGGATATTCTAAAACACAACTTCCTGGTGGTAAATTTGTTCAAGTTAAGGAGAAGTGTAAAAAGTTCCCATATTGTAATCAAGGTGATATAAAGGCCCTTAAAATATTTGAAAATGAGTCAGTGCAAAACGCGATAGATAGTGTCTCGAGTAGTTATGGGTTGGATAAAGAATATATTTCTGAAATTGTATATCAAAAAATCAGAAAAAGACAAAAATAAAGATATTTATTAAAAAAAGAAAAGATGAACAAACGTGAATACATACAATCAAGACTTGAAAAAATCTTGAGAGAAAATATAAATGAGAAAGCTGACGATATCTTAAACAGATTAAACTATAATGAAGAAGCCCATTTTAACCCAGAAGGTAGTTCATTTGATTATGTCCAAGAAACAGAACATATGGGAGGTTCCAAAATGTGTGAATCATGTGGTGGAGAAATTAACGAAGGTGAGAATTGTGAAGAATGTGGTGCAGAGTATGGAAATTTAAGTGAGTTAGTTACTTATGATGGTTGGGAATATGATGATGACTATGAAGATGATGACTATGAAGATGATGACTATGAAGGATATAATTACCCAACTGATAACTATACAGGTCAACACAATGATGATACGGAATTAGATGAAAGACTATATGGTAACCAACGTAGGATTGATAGAAATAAAAATGGAAGATTGGATTCTGAAGACTTTAAAATGTTAAGGAATAAAAAAACAAGAAAAAATATTGAAGAATTTAATGATTACGAAAGTGTGCGAGAGGAAGGAACTTTGTATGAAATACAAATTGAAAGACCAAATAAATTCAATCAAAATAAAATGGTTAAAGAATCTGCATTATTTACAGAGTCCGAAGTTATTGAGATGGTTGAAAGAATTATTAATGAAGAAAATAAGAAATTTAACGCTGGACGACAACCTAAAGGGTATACTGAATATGAAAGAGTTCATAAAACCGACAAAAAAGAAGAAGAGGATTATTTTAAACTTTTAGCTAAAAAAATGAAAGATTATTTGAAGGACTCAACTAAAGGAAACTACAAAGAAAATCCGACTAATTTTCCTGAAAGTAATTATACTCTTGATAAGAATGATAAGGTTAAAAAATACACACCATCCCAAGCGGTTGACGATTATTTAGATGCGTTTTCTTATCCGGGTCAAACTAACTTAATATTTAACGACGTTAAACCTAATAAGAAAAATATTGAAAAATATTTGAAGGGTGATAGTACTACTGGTAACGCTCAAGTTGATAAAGATGGAAAAGCTTTAGGGAATGTAGTTCCAAGTAAAGTTGGTGAAAAATTCTTTAAAAACTTTGAAGAAAATCTTTATGGTCAAGAACAACAATTTGCGTCTTATAAGAGACAACCACAACCTGTTGATCAAGCTGGTGAGGAAACAGAAAGAGGATCTTTAAAATCTAAAAGAGGTAAAAAAACGGCACAATCAGTTTTAAATAAATTGGATGAAGGTTTTAATACTAAAGAATCTCAAAAATTAACTGAGGAGTTCGACAGAATGAAGTTGTTAATGGGTTATACCGATAAGACCCAATAATTTACAAATCATAGGTCATAACCTATAATTTTTTCATAGTTATACCTATGGATAATTTTCTAAACTACCTAACAAAACATTTAGACCCTGAACAAGTTGATATCTGGTTCAGGGTTAATAATATTATACCAGAAAAGATGGAGTTGTATTACGAACTATCTTATTCCTTATATCTTTTAATATCAATTACTTATATGGGTAATTCTGACGTTGGTTCAGAGACAAATGTTAAGATGGAACCATCCGATAACCAAAAACATTTTGATTGGTGTTGGGACAAAAATCTTAAAAACTTTGGTAAAGAAAATATCCTATTTGAAGAAAGAGGAGAACACTACGATTATTTTCAAACATTCTTTAATGAAATATTTTATAATCAAGATAAGTTAACAATAAAAAACTCAATAGATGTATTTTTTGATGACCTTTTTAATAGGGACAAACCATTTACACAAGTAGATTTAGATTTGATATTTAATATCTATAAAACTTTAGATAAAAATCTTACCATATAAACTTTACAAAATAGGTAATTACATTTAATATATTACAAATAAACAATAATTTTAATAGAAATGGAGACATTAGAGAAAATTAAAGAACTCACCGAACAGTTGAGTGTAGACGTAACTAAATTCTACGAAGGAAATAATAGTGCTGGAACAAGGGCTAGAAAAACCTCACAAGATTTAAAAAACCTTATACAACAACTTAGAACTGAGATCTTAGAAGAAAGAAAAAAATAATTATGTTAAAATTGGATACTTTATTTCTTTATTTATTTGTATTGTCTACAATATTTTTATTTAACATTATTTTAAAAATTGTGACCTCAATCCTGAGTCATACACCAAAACAAATACAATATAATAAGTGGGAAATGGTATCCAATTATTTTTTCATATCTTATTTAATAACTTATTTAATAATTAATTTAATATGAGTATGTATACCGAATTAAAAGATATTTTTCTTTATTTAGTTTCAGTTAGAAAACTTAAGAATTATATATCTATTGATATACAATTCCCAAAACAATGGAAAATACCAAAAAAGTATGTTAATGAAGATAAAATAGTCGAGAATGAAAAAATTGATAACGATTGTAGATTTTTTTCATTTGTAAGCGAATTTGATGAGAAAAATCTTAATGAGACTGTTGGTAATATTAAAAATATTATTTCATACAACAAAGAGATTGAAATGAAAGAAAGATTATTAAAACAAAAAATTGACGAACTTAAGAGAATTTTTGAAACTGAAAATATTGAAAGTTTACAAGGTTTAAAGTTTGATTTAATTGAAGAAAAAATTGACGATGGAGAAGAAATTATTAACACGGGAAGAGACTCAAATTGAGTGGCTTAAAAATGAAACCGAAAAAGATAAAATAGAACTTGAAAAAGAAAAACAAAGGACAATATTATCTTTAAAAAATTTCAAAAAAGAAGAAATTGTTAGACCAAAGGAGGAACTTACATTATGGAAGAGAATAAAGAAAGTGTTGTTGGGATAATTGAACAATTGGCGATAGTAACTGACGCAACACAAACGATATTCCCAAATGGGAAAGTTATTATGGTTTTTGAATTGTCGGAGGTAGACTTCAAAAATGTGCAATCAAATTTTAGGGGTATTGATCATGGGTATAATAAATTCTCAATTGATATTTCTGGTGTAGAGTTGGTTTTTATTTTGGAAGGTCAAATTAGTTTTGATGAACCAAAAGAATTGATAAAAGAAGTTAAAATATCTTTTATGGGAAAATTAAAAAATTTATTTTCTGGGTCTAAAAGTAGTGGTCCTCCTGTAAAGTGAGGATTTTTTTATTCCCTTACTTTCTAATAGATCATACAAATATTTTTTCTGTGGTTTAGATGTCTCACTAACAATTATTGAATCCATCCTTGAATTATCCATCATAAATTCACTTAAAGATGATAAAAACCTCAAAGATTCAGTTTCATTTTTAAAAGAAAATAAATTTATTTTATCGTCATTCTGTAAAATAACTTTATTATTTATCCTTGAAATTAATTTAACATATGTTTTTGGTAGATATTTTTTTACGAACGTATCAAAAGTTATTTTTTTATTTTCGATAACATCAAAAATTTTATCGGGTAGTTTATAATTGGAAACCTGAATTAATTTGTAATCTGGGTCGTCCAACTCAACTTTAACCTGTCTACCAAGATTATCCCTTATGAAATAAAGGTCAAAATTGGTTTTAGTCTTCTCCAGTAGACCCAATTCAAAAAAACAATCCTCAGCATTTTCAACACGAGTATCAAATACTACGGACTCACTATCCTTTAATAACTTACTATAAAAGGCTTGTGCTCGTTCTTTAGTTACAAATTTATTGATTATTTTTTTTCTTTCCTTATTTTTGAATAATACCACTAAATAATTCATAATAGAAATATAAATAACAATACAAATAAATGAACGCTGAAAATTATTACGAAATTTTGGGAGTCCCCGAAACGGCAACACAAGACGAATTAAAAAAGGCGTATAGAAAGTTAGCAAAAGAAAATCACCCAGATGTTGGTGGTAATGAGGACAAATTTAAAAAGATATCAAGCGCTTATGACATATTAGGTGATGAACAAAAAAGACAACAATATGATCAACAAAGAAAAAACCCATTTGGTAATATGTCGGATATGTTCTCAATGTTTAACCAACAAAGACCAAACCAACAAAGACAAGCCCATACAACCACAATTTCGGTAAACATTGGGGTTTTGGATTCTTACAATGCGGATAAGAAAAATTTAACATATAAGAGACAAATTCCGTGTGATCCTTGTAGTGGAACAGGTGGGGATAAAAAGTTGTGTAATATTTGTGGTGGATCTGGTAATATTGTTAGACAAGTTGGTTCAGGTATGTTTGTACAAGTAATACAGATGGTTTGTGATAGTTGTCGAGGTACTGGTAAAATTATTATAACACCATGTTTTCTTTGTCAGGGTGCGGGAACTAAGGGGGATATTAAGAATTTAGAGATTAAATTACCATATGGGATAGACAATGGTCAATTTGTTAGACTACAAGGGATGGGTGACTATAGAAATGGGGTATATGGTGATTTAATTGTTAGAATAAATGTTGAACCACAAAATGGATTTGATAAAATTGATAACCATTTAATTTATAATGCTTTTTTAAATATGGAAGATCTTAAAAATGGTAATCTAATGGTTCCCCATCCCGATGGTGATTTAAACTTAAAATTACCAAAAACAGTGGATACCTCAAGACCGTTAAGGGTTAAATCTAAAGGGTTTAAATTAGAAACCGTTGGAGACCTAATTGTAAATCAGTTTGTTAAATTCCAAAGAGATTAAAATAATGATATTAAATCTTTAATTGCGACTATAAACCCGTATATGGCAAAAAACGTAAAAATTCCACCAAATATTAAAACAAATGTTTGTGTGTTCTTAACTTGTTTGCTCTCTCTACATGTTGGACATTTAACTTGTGTTGATTCTTGATTCTCCATATTATGATTTTAAATTATATATATAATAATATCACCTTTAATTATTTTAGTAAAGTTATTAAACTCAATATCTTCTCTGATAACCGTTTCACCTGATTTGGTAACCATAATTGTTTTATCGTTTTGGTTACTTGGTAAACTCTTTGGGTGACCAATTGATGTATTAATGGTTAAAAATAAATCACTATTTTTAGATTGAGTAACCCAAATATGGTAATCAACGCCTATCATATAGTCTTTAATTAAAATAGAATGGTCTTTATCTTGTATTTTACTTGGGGAATTAAGTATATCTATAGATACCCCAACAATAATGTCTAGAATGTCAACAATCGATTCCTTTATATCCTCAATTGATTGTCTACCGTATAATGAATTACTTATTGCCATATTTGAATGGTCATTATAAAAAATGTCAACGTTTAGACCACCAACTTCATACCTATCCAATAGTTGTTTTCCCTCAAGTATGATATTTTTTATTGTATTAAGTAATTTCATATTACTATAAATATAAAACCCCTCCATAAATGAAGGGGTTTCGCAAGATTATTTCATTTATTCAATTGAGGTTATCAACCCGTGTCGACACACCCGACACCCGGCGTTCAGATTGTTAGTTAGGATTGCTGACATCCTGCGTTGACACACCCAACACCAGGCGTTCAGATTGTTAGTTAGGAGTACTGACATCCTTGTTTTCAGTAGTGTTACCCACATCAACAATACAAAGATAAGGAAGTTTTTGGTTCTACCAAAACATTTGTAATCTTTTTTTAAAAAACTTCCATTGACTGATTACCATAAATATCTTATATTTTATCTATGTTAAGTTATATAGGTGGTAAGAGTAAGATTGGAAAGTGGATAGTCCCTTTCTACGATAAAGATATGGAAACATACGTTGAAGTGTTTGGTGGCATGTTTTGGTGTTTTTATAATATGGACTTAAAAGAGTTCCCTAACCTAAAGAAAGTCGTTTACAACGACTTTAATCCACTAAATTATAACCTATTTAAGTGTATTCAAAACCCAACGGAGTTATTAATGGCGATCAACTCAATTGATTGTCAAAAATTTGGGGAAGAAGTAACACCTGCAATCTATAAAGAACAATTTATAAGGTTTCAGGCTGAAATATTTGCCGAAAATTTCAGGGTAGAACCTGGTAATTATGATGTTGCGGCTAAATATGTGTATGTTTTAACACAAGTGTTCTCAGGATCTAAACCTGAGACAAGTTCTTTTATTGACCTTAAAGGTAAGTACAAATCTAAATATTTAACATTCCGAGATAAGTTAATGAAACCTGATTGGGTTGAACATTTCTTAAGAATAAGTGATGTGGAAAATATGGACTTTGCTGAAGTTATTGAAAAGTATGATTCACCTAACACTTATTTTTATGTGGATCCTCCATACTGGAAAACAGAAAACTATTACTCCAATCATGACTTTGATCGTAAAGACCACGAAAGACTTTCAAAATCTTTAACAAGTATGGAAGGTAAATTTAGTTTATCGTATTATGATTTTGAATTATTACACGAATGGTTTCCTGAAGACCAATACAAATGGGAGAAAAAAAAGTTTGCCAAAGCGGCAGCGGCTAAAAAGGGTAAGACTCAAACTATGGGCGAGGAGTTATTAATAATGAATTATTAATTTTTTCAATTAATCTAATATTTATTATAAAATTACATTATGTCTTTAAGATTTACCAACCTATTAAGGGACCTTATTGTTGAAAGTTCAAGAT